GGGCACATCATACCACTAACTAAGTACAGTGATGCTACAGCTAATGGCTTAACTAAATGTATCAAAGACTTTCTAAACTACTCACAGCATCAAGCTGAAAGAATTAATACAATGGGAGTATTCAGGCAAAGCTATAGAACTGATGGAAGTAAGACTGCAGGGCAGTGGACTAAGGGCACAGGAACACCAGGATCTGCAGATATATCTGCTACTATTTATGGGAGATCTGTAAAGATAGAGGTAAAGATAGGGAAGGATAAGCAGTCAGTGGTGCAGAAGGAATACCAACAGATGATAGAAGCTGCAGGAGGTATCTATATTATCAGTAAGACCTTTGATGATTTTGTATTGTGGTATGATGATTTTTGCCTGGACAAATAGATAAAGGATAAGGGGGTAAAAGTTGCCCCATTACTTAAATAGAAATGATATGAAAGCAACACTAGAATTTAACCTACCTGAGGATCAGGAGCACTTCAACCATGCAACCAATGGCTTTAACTATTACATGGCACTTGTGGAGATGGATCAGTGGTTACGATCTGAGTACAAGTACAATGGTAAAGAGGATATGTGGGAGGTAAGGGAGAAGCTGAGAGAAATAATTTCAGAAAATAATGTGAAAATAGAATAATAGTAGTATATTTGTAAACAATTTAACTAACCATGGAAACAAAAACAACAACTAAGGCTGTTAAGCCTAAGGAGGTTGAGCAGCAGCCTGCTCCCTTCTATGTTCGCCTTCACAAGGCAAAGCAACTAATCGGTAAAGTACATAAGAATGCTACTAACCCCCACTTTAAGAAATCTTATGCAGATATCAATAGCATTCTAGAAGCTGTTGAGCCTATCTTATTACAGCATGATCTACTTTTATTACAGCCTATAGATGGTGGTAGTGTTTGTACTCAGCTTGTTTGTATCTACACTGGCTTTTCTATCTCTAGCTGTATGGCACTTGATTTAAATCTAGACGCACAGAAGCAGGGCTCACAAATTAGCTATTTTCGCAGGTACACCATCCAAAGCCTGCTCACGCTTCAAGCAACTGATGATGATGGCCACATAGCATCTACTGCGAAGCCTAAGATAGATGCAAAGAGATTTGCTGAAGCTGTTAAGACTATAGCAGATGGTAAATTCACTGTAGAGAAGTTAAAGGATAGCTTTGATCTTACAGAAACGCAAGAGAAAGCATTACTATTAATACCTGTAATATGAAAATTAGATGCAGTTCAATAGGTAAGATAATGACTTCACCCAAAACTAAAGGGGAGGTACTATCACAAACAACAAAGACGTATATCCAGGGCCTAGCCCTGGCTCACGTTTATGGGATCAGAAAAGAGTTTACTAGTAAGTACACTGACAAGGGGAACGAATGTGAGGATATGTGTCTTAGCTTTGTAATGGATGTAATTGATAAAGGTTTTATCTTTAAGAATGAGGAGAACTTTAGTAATGAGTGGCTAACAGGTACTCCCGATGTAATTACAGATCAGGTGCTAGTGGATGTAAAAAATTCATGGAGTGGCAGCACCTTCCCCTGGTTCGATACTGAGTGTCCTAACAAAGAGTATTTTTTTCAGCTCCAAGGGTATATGTGGCTAACTGATAAACAAGAGGCACTACTATGCTACTGCCTAACCAATACACCCCATGCCATAGTAGAGCAGGAGGTAAAGAGTGCACACTATAAGTTAGGGCTAATGGAAGAGAGCCTGGACTTAAGAGACCAGGTGCAAAAACAACACAGCTTCGACCATATCCCTGATGCTAAGAGAGTAAAGACCTTTGTAATCAAACGTGATGATGAGGTGATAGAACAGATCAAGGTGAGGGTAGAACAGTGCAGGGAGTATTTTAACGAACTAATAACACAACTATGAGATCAAGAGAAGAGTTTAAAGAGGATGCTATCCTATTAGCCATGCAAGCACTTATAAACAACGGTGCAGGCGTTTCAGCTAAGTATATAGCCAAAGAGGCCATAAAGTATGCAGAAGAGCTTACATGCAGGATATATGGAGAAGAGTTACCTATCATTAAAGAACGTAGGTTATGATTATCCTACTATCAATACTACTAGCCCCTGCGATAGTGTGGGGATGGTACTGTACTATAATGTATTTATTAACAATAATTAACAATAATTAACAATGGAAACAAAGAACAACACAGGAGCTATCTTTAAAAATGATAAAAAGACAGCAGAGACTCAACCAGATTACAAAGGGAAGGTAAATGTTAATGGTGCTGACATGGAGGTAGCACTATGGCTTAAAGAATCTTCGAAAGGATTAAAATACTTTAGTGCTACATTTCAAGAGCCTTATGTTAAGCCAGCAGTATTAACACCACCTGCAGAACCATTCAAGTTAGAGGATGATGATCTACCGTTCTAATTAATTTACTATATTTGAGCTATGATATTATTAGCTCTTATACCTTTAGCTTGGTGGTTTACTAATTTTGAACCAATACAGGCAACTATAGACTACTTTTTTAAGTACAATACCAGGTACCCAATAGCCATACATATACACTCTGCACTAGGATGTATTAAATGTGTGGCTTTTTGGCTTACTTTACTTTTTACCTTTGATTTTATCCTGGCTTGTCAGGCTGCACTGCTTGCTTTTATATTAGATGAATGTTTGAACAAACTGAGATAGACCGTATAGCTGAAATAGAATTGTTACCTGAGAATATCAGGTACTCTAAGCACAGCTGTGTAGCTTTATATAAGATTAGGACAAAGTATGATGGGGTGCAACCTAGAGAGTGCTTCTGTGCATCTGTTAGGAGGAGGATATGGTACAAAGATTTTATGATATGGTATGAAAAAGCTCTTAGACAACTACATTAGTAGGGCTTACCCTGAAGTGAGAGCTTATACGGCTTACTTTCTATCTAAGATGGGTAGCTACATAGACGCTGATACAGTCATTAACAACAGTTACCTTCATGTGCTTACTATAAATGATTACACAGCAGATGAGGATAAGGTAAAAGCATACCTGCTAAATACAATTAAGTATCAAATCCTTTGGTCCACATCTAAAAGCCACAAAGATGATAGGATAACAGCTATAATAGATAACACTCCTGATAGAATAGAGGATGATGAGCTAGCAGATAAGATAAGGGAGGACAGAACCTACTCTTTTAACAAGGGATTGATAGAGATATATAGATCTGAGATAGTGGACCAGGTGCAGAGGATAGTATTTGAGGCATATATTGATAAAGGGTACATAACAAGCAGAGCACTGGCTACATATTTTGGTATTACTCATACCTCAGCTTACTACCTGATCAAAGAATTAAAACAAAACCTAAACAAATTACAATATAGGTATGAAACCGAGTCAGTTTATTAGTATCTTGTCACTGCTTACAGCTCTTAGCTGTGGACTTGCTTTGTTTACCTTAGATTATATTTGGGCTAGCAGAGCAGCAGGAATTTGGATAGCATTATATTACACTTTTTTAATTTTATTACAATATGAAGATAAAGACGGAACACCTAGGTAAGTATATTACTATGTACAATGGTAATTTTGAGACCAGCTTTACAGTAACAGAAGAGACTGCTAAGGATCATAAGTATTACACCTCTAAAGGATTAGGTTATCTATTTGAAGAGAGCACTCCTAAGGCAAAGTATAAAGGGGTAGATAACGAAGAGAAAAAAGAGAAAGATGCCGAGGCCTAAACTGATAGAAACTCCTGAGAAGTTAATGGAGATATTTGAGGAGTATAAAGCATATTGTGCTGCTAACCCTAGGACTAAATGGGTGCTATCTCAAAAGACTGCTGAAATGGTAGCAGAGCCATTAAGAGTACCTTTGACTAATGAGGGCTTTGAGATATTCTGCTATAATAATTACTCTGATGTACATAACTATTTTGATAATGCTGAGGGTAGATATTCTGAATACAAGACAGTCTGTTCGCACATAAAGAAAGAGATCCGTAACGATCAAATTACAGGAGGGATGGTAGGACAATTTAACCCGTCCATAACTCAGAGACTAAATGCACTGAAGGAGCACACAGATGTAACCAGTGGTGATGAGAAGATATCTGCTATAACTGTTACTATAGTTAAGTAGTATAATAATAATAATAACTATATAGTATCTAACTAGGTACTAGCTTTGCTATGGATATAAAAGCGACTGCCATCTTTGAGAAGAACTATGAGGCCATCTTAAGTGATAAGAGGTTTATCATTAATGAGGGTGGTAGTAGAAGCTCTAAGACCTACAGCCTGTGCCAGCTCATGATCATCTACTGCCTGCAGAATAACAACAAGGTGGTGTCAGTGATACGTAAGACCTTCCCTGCCCTACGTGCTACAGTGCTCAGAGACTTCATAGAGATCCTTAAAGAGATAGGCCTGTACAAGCAGGAGAGCCACAATAAGAGTGAGCACATCTACACCTTTGGCAATGGATCTATGGTGGAGTTTTTCTCTGTAGATGATGAGCAAAAGATAAGGGGTAGGAAGAGAGATATAGCCTGGTGTAATGAAGCTAATGAGCTGTACTTTGATGACTTCACTCAACTCAATATGAGAACTGAGGATAAGCTAATCTTTGACTACAACCCATCTGATAGTGTATCGTGGCTATATGAGCTCCCTGCTAATGAGAGCACCTTGATTAAGTCTACCTACAAAGATAACCCCTTCCTACCTGATAGTATCAAAGCACAGATAGAAGACCTTAAGAGAACAGATGAGGCACTGTATCAGATCTATGCCCTAGGTGAGAAGGCCACCTCTAAGAGTAACATCTACAGCAACTGGTCCTTTGTAGCTCATAGGCCTGCTAGGTTTGTCAAGTACGTGTATGGATTAGACTTTGGATACAATCACCCCACAGCTTTGATGAGGGTATACTACTGTGATAATGATATCTACATTGAGCCTGTCATATATGAGAGCTACCTCACCACTACTATGCTGATAGAGAAGCTAGGCACCCTAGGCATAGAACAGACCGTCACCATCCTAGCAGATTACTCACGTCCAGAAATCATACAAGAAATGAACATAGCAGGGTATGATGTTCAGAATGCAAACAAGGTGGTTAAGAAAGGCATAGACAACCTTAAGACCTTTGGGGTAATATGCCAAGATGATAAGGCAGTGAAGAGAGAGTATGAGAATTACAAATGGAAGAAGATAGGGGACTTCATAACAGATGAGCCCGTTAAATTATTTGATGATGCCATGGATGCAATTAGATACGCCACTACTCACATAAGGCAGGAGTACTACACTGATGATAGTTACTATGCATTCTGATACGCTACATAAGATACAAGTGGTGCAAGCATACATCCACCATAAGACAGGCAAGCATGTGAGGATAGTATTCAATAGACCTG